CAGTAAAACTATTGCCGACAACGTAACTAAAAACAATGCTGTTCTTATGCGTTTGTCTCAGAAAGGCAAAATTAAAACCTTTTCTGGTGGTTCACAGATTCTTCAAGAACTTTCTTTTGCTGAAAACAGCAATGGCGGCTGGTATTCTGGCTACGACATTTTGCCTGTTGGCGTAAGTGACGTTATTAGTGCTGCTGCTTTTCAAATCAAGCAGGCTGCTGTTCCAGTAGTTATTTCTGGTCTTGAAATGCTGCAAAACGCTGGCCGAGAAAAAATGATCGACTTGCTTGATGCTCGTCTTTCAGTAGCTGAGTCAACGCTTTCTAACCTGATTTCTATTGGCTTGTACTCTAATGGTACTGCTGCTGGCGGCAAACAGATTGACGGACTTGATCTGGCTGTTTCTGAAACACCTACTACTGGTACTTATGGCGGCATTAACCGCGCTACTGCTGGTAATGAGTTTTGGCGCAATATGATCGTTTCTTCTGGTGCTATTCCTGATGTAACTACAATTCAAGGATTTATGAATGATCTTTGGGTTCAGCAGGTTCGCGGCACTGATCGTCCTGATTTGATTATGACGGATAACTCTGTGTGGAGTACCTATATGGAATCACTGCAAGCGCAACAGCGTTTTAGCTCTCCTGAAACTGGTAGCCTTGGTTTTGCAAGCATCAAGTTTATGGATTCTGATGTAGTTCTTGATGGCGGCATTGGTAATGCTTGTCCTGCTGGAACAGCGTTTTTCTTAAACAGCGATTACATCCATTATCGTCCTCATTCTGGGCGTAACATGGTTCCACTGTCACCTAACCGTCGATATGCAACTAACCAAGACGCAGAAGTGCAGATTCTTGCATGGGCTGGTAACTTGACTTGTAGCGGAGCGCAATTTCAAGGCCGTCTTGATCTGACAGCATAAGAAGTTCGCCCGAATGGGAAGGGGCATTTGCCCTTTCCTATTCTTTAGGGGGTAAAATCCCCTCTTTTTGGAGAAATATATGTCATATAACGCAAGTCCTACATTTTTTGACGATTTAACTTCTGCTGGTTCCAGGCAGACAGAAACGGGAATTACACAAGTAGTTTGGGAGTCAGGCGGTAACGCAGCAGCTTCTAATGCTCACGGTCTTGGAATTGACGTTGCTGGCGGAGCTTTACCAGCAAAAACAGGTTTTAATGGCATTGGCATGAACTGGACGCTGTTAGACCAAGAAGCAGCAGCTAGAACTCCTCAAGTATCACAAGTAATTGGTGGAGTAGGTTTTGTGCCAAGAAGCGGAAATGTAGCAACAACTTGGGATACGACTCAAGTCTTGTACACGCCTGAAGGCGCAGCAAGCTCTGGTGGAATTTCTGGCAATGGCAGTGCTGTTTCGCCATTAATGTCTATTAATACTGCTACTAACCAAGCTGATGTAAGCGATGCTCCTGTTTACGATGCTTACCCTACTATTGACGGTCAAGCACATTTGGCGGCACTAGGTACAGGCTGGGTTTCAGTATAAGGAAAATAGCTTATGCCTAATGCAACATACTTTTATTCTTCTGCCATTCAAGGTGGAGATGCAGCAAGAGCCAGAACGCCTAATGCTCAGTGGTATAATGGAGCCAATCCTAATGCTGGAAATAATTCTGGCATTGGGATTAATATAGGCGGAGGTTCTTTGCCTGAAGTTACGGGCAAAAATAGTATTGGTTATAACTGGACACTATTACAGCAACGATATAATATTTTTGCGCCATCGATTCTTGTGCCAAGAACGCCTCAAGGAGCATGTCCTGTTGGGTGTTATGCTAATGTTTCTAGAACTGGAAACGTAGCGACAACATGGGATACAACTCAAGCTCTTTATACTCCTGCTGGTGCGGCAAGTTCTGGCGGAGATGCTAGTGGTTATATGCAATTTGGCTCAATTAATGCTGCAACAAATCCTGATAATGTAGAAGGCGCTCCTGTTGAAGGCGCAGCTCCTGTTTCAACGGGCAATGCCACTTTAGCTACATTAGGTGCTGGCTGGGTAGCAGTACCTTAAAAATACTGGGGCATTTGCCCCTTTACTCAAAACCCCACAGAGGGTTTAACTAAAAGGCGAAAACTATGTTAAATGAAGCAGATTACGGACAAACCGATTTAGCAATGAATCGAGGATCAAACGCTGGCGATGAAACACTGGTAGTAAAGTTTTATACTTTTGCCCGTCATAGCCTTCCTAAATCTAAAGAAGCAGGTAGGCCAATTTATGAGGACGTTCCTTATATTAAAATTATGTCTCCTGGAAACAGGGATAGTGTTGTTGAGCGTCCTGCCCGTGAAGCTGACAAGCATCGATTTCCTCAACATTGGAGAAACTTTCAAGCAAGGGAAAACCAAGACGTTGTAGAAGGAACGCCTTTGTCTGAATGGCCTGCTATACAAGGTTCTCAGGTAGAAGAACTAAAGTTTATGCACGTTTTAACATTAGAGCAGCTTGTTGCTATGAGCGATGTAAATGCTCAAAATATTAGAGGCGTATACGCTTTAAAAGAAAAAGCTCAGAAGTATTTAGACAACGCTAAAGAAGGGCTAGCAAGTGAAGCGTTAGCTGAACAGCGCGATATTAACGCAGAGCTGTTAGAGCGTCTTAAAGCTCTTGAAGACAATGCTCCAGAAAAACCTTCTTCTAAGCGTGGCCGCCCTAAAAAAGCTGAAACACCACTAAAGGAATAAAAAATGGCCCGATATTTGGAAGTGAATACTATTATCAACCGAGCTGCGGTTGAGATGGGATTATTGCCCTCTGAAGACCCAGCATCAGATACGGGCGATACATTTATCCAAATGGTCGGGTTATTAAATTCTTCTGGGCAAGAGCTGTGCGAGTTAAATGATTGGCCTATATTAATAAAGACCTATTCTATTCTTACTACAAGCGCTGACACTGGCTCTTATGACTTGCCTGATGATTTTAATTACATGATAGATCAGACAGGTTGGGACAAGACACGAAGGCTGCCTATTGGCGGCCCTTTGTCTGCTCAAGAATGGACATATCTTAAAGGGCGAAATCTATTTAATAAAACTATCTACGCTTGTTTTCGGCAGTTAGATGGCAAATTTGATTTATTTCCTAATCCTCCGCCTGACGGCTTAGATATTAGCTTTGAATACGTTAGTAGAAGTTGGTTAAAAGAACAAGGGGCAGACACTGCAACTAGAGATACCATAAATTCTGGGACTAATGTTTGCTGCCTTGACCCTTTGTTGTCTATTAAGTTTTTAAAATTAAAGTTTTTACAAGCTAAGGATTTGATTATTCTGCTGCTGCAATGGAATTTGATACGTTGCTTGGCGGAAGAATTGGTAAATCTACAGGCGCACAAGTTCTTAATGCTTCTTATGGCTCCAGAGGAATGCGCTATATAACTCCTTATGGAAATACTGGCGATACTGGGTTTGGGGCTTAAATGTTTTTAAAACAGCTAGTTGTTTTGTCAATGGTTTTTATATGACTTATCAGCGTAAGACAACATTAGGTCGCTACGGTAATCAACTTGCCCAGCCAACTGTTACTAGCTACACCTTTCCCGCAGCAGTAGGGGGCATCAATGCTCTTGATTCTTTGCTGCTAATGCCGCCAGAAGACGCAATATACACTTATAACCTAATGCCTAGCGAATATGGCATGAGGCTTCGTCAAGGCTATCGGGAGTGGGCTACAGGCTGTGTTGTTGATTCAGCAGTTAATAACGATGTTAGAACAATTATCCCTTTTGAATCCAATATACAAGATCAAGCCAACAACCGTATTTTTGGCGTTACAGCAGAAGGAATCTGGGACGTAACGCTATTTAACACTAATACTCCTGTTAGAAAAGCAACATTTGTACAGACTTCTGATCCTTCAGGGTACGGAGTATGGGCTGAGTTTACAGGCGATGCTGCTGGAGCAGGACTTAGAGGGCATTATTTATTCTATGCTGACGGTTTAAATGGCATTTGGCAGTATGAAGAAGCCACTGATGTATGGACGCAGCCTATCTCTGGCACTGGGGCGGGGGAATGGCATTACCTCGACAATCAAGACCCTCCAGTAGAACAGCCATTTCCTGTGGATAACGTGGCTTTTGTCATGGTGTTTAAACAGCGCATCTGGGTAATTCTTGAAGATGAAGATGATGCTTGGTATTTGCCTGTTGCTTCAATATCTGGGCAATTAACTAAGTTTAACTTTGGGTCTAAAATGCCTCATGGTGGAAACTTGCAGGGGTTATTTACTTGGACTGTAGATAGTGGAATTGGCGTTGATGACATGATGGTTGCTATTGGCCGTGGTGGTGATGTTATTATTTATCAAGGTGAAGACCCAGAAATTACTCCAACAGGAGGCACACCTTGGAGTACAAAAGGAAATTGGTTTATAGGCCAGACACCCAACAGTCGAAGGGTTGCCGTTGATTATGGCCCTGATTTGTATGTGTTATCAACTTATGGCCTTGTATCGCTTAATAACTTATTGCGCGGCGAACCCTTGTCGGGGAACATGCCTTCTAGAAAAATAAGCAGATTTTTAAGGGCAGATGTTAAGCAAGGTAATGCATCTCCTTCATGGCAGATGGTTGTTAATCCTTCTGATGGATTTCTTCAAATCATAACGCCTAAACCAAGCTCAACACCTTATATTCAATACAATATGAATACTCAGACAGGCGCTTGGGGATTCTGGGAAAGTGTGCCAATATTTAGTGCTGATTCTTTGGGCGGTGATTACATAATGGGCGGCCCAGATGGTGTTGTTTACATTAATGACGGCACTGTAGATGGCACAGAAATTGACAATGACAATAAATTTCAAAATGTTCCAAATCCAGCAGCTCCAGCACCTTGGACTGTTCCTGTTGCTCTTGAATTTCAGTGTGATGGAAGCCAAATTGCTGAAACCCAATATCAAACAGACTTAGCTACTGCTATTGTTTCAGACACTAGCTATAGTATTTCTTATAGAATAAAAGCAAATCCTTTAATTAATCTGTGGCAAAATGTTCCCACTGTTCCTCCTGGCGCAGAATGGAGTGTAGTTGGCTTAATAATTGCTTGTGACGGCACTCAAATAGCCGAAACGACTTACCAAGTTAATCTTGTTTCGGACTTAAAGGCGGGCGAGCGATATTCAATTTCTTTTGAAGTTGGACTTGCCGTAGGAACTTATAAATTATTAGCAGGGACAGAAATTGTTACTCCTTTTAGCTCTGGAGATAATAGTTATTCTTCTACTTTTGTTCCTCTTACTGACATTTCTACTATAAGCATAGTAGGAGATTCTAGTTTTAGTGGATTAGTTGGAAATATTAAAGCGGCTCTTTATGATGGAGCAGGAAAACATTCAATTTCTATTGGCACAGAGGTTATGGATAGCCCTATTTCTGGAAGCGGGTTATTTACTTCTACTTTTACTTCAACACAAACTAATACACAAATGGCTCTTGTGGGCGATGAGAATTTTACAGGCACATTTTATGACGTTAGTTTGCGTAAAACGTCTTTTGCTGGATCGCCTATTAATTTTAGGTGTTTAACTAGTTTCCAAGCCCCTGCTGGGCATTCTAATTTTACTCGCGTTGGCTTTATAAGAACAATAGGGTTAATTGCTGGCACTGCATCTCTGACAGTAAAAGCTGTTTATGATTATAATCTTGAAGAATATATATCACCTCCGCCTGTTACGGCAGCATTAGGAGCAACTGTTTGGGACAGCGCTGTATGGGATTCAGATTTATGGGATTTTAGTTTAAAAGGGAAATCTTTTATTTCTGGAAATTTAGGCATAGGACGATCTTTTGCTGTAGGCATGTCAGGCAGTGCAAGCACTCGGATTAATATAGTAGGCTGGGACGTATTATTTAATGTTGGAGGTTATTTATAATGATAAAATTTAAGCCTTTAACCGATCAAACTGAATGGGACTGGATGGCAAAAAGAGCTTCTCCAATGAGAGTCGAAGATTCTCAAGGATTAGTTGCTTACAATGAGGCTACAGGTGTTATTTCTGGCATTGTTGTTATGGATAGTTGGACTAAATCAGGGTGTCAGGCTCATATAGCCATTGATAACCCTATGTGTATACGAGCAGGACTGTTGCGAGAAGCTTTTTTTCATATTCATGTAACGTGTGACCGCAAATATGTTTTTGGAACAGTCCCTGCTGGCAATAAAAAAGCTTATGATTTTGATTTAAAAATGGGTTTTGAAGAAGTTGCTCGAATTCCTGACGGATACGCAGAAGGTGTAGACTATATAATAATACGCATGTCGAGAGAAAATAATCCTTGGCTGCCTAAACGCATAGAACAAAAGGAAGCAGCATAATGAAATCGCAAGTAACAGGTAAAACTTGGGGTAATATGAGTAATGCTGAACAAGCTGCTCATGTTATTGCTAGGGCAGAAGATAGAAGTGGTTTTACCTCTGAACAAATACAAGCTGGGCAGCAGTGGCTGAATGAAAACATTGGGAGCGCTAAAAAACAAACAGCATTATTTGTTAAAGTTCGTAAGGCGGCCTTAGCCAGAGTAGAAGATGGAACATTTGCCAATCCAGATGAAAATGCTGCCGACAGAGCTGTACTAGTAGGCAATGCAGCAACTGGCGGAACTCCTTCTGGCCCTAACAACATAGGCCGAGGTTCGGAGCCTTCAACTGGTGTTGGATTTCGTGATCCTATTGATATGTCTCCTTATTCGCTGGTAAGCCCAAACGAAAATAATTTTGCTCTTGAGGGGCAAACAAGTGGGGCATGGGACAATAATAAAGGATGGACTCTTTGGAACCCAGAAACAGGAGAGTTCCAAAGCTTTTCTGATCCTGGAAGCACTTCTGGAGTAGGAGGAAATGATTTTAGACCTGGAAATGGAATAACAGGATACTATACTAATCATCTTGGAAAATTTGTGCTGGGGATATTGCCTTCAGCATCTACAACAATAAAGTTGGACAATCCAACAGGTGAGCATGATGGGTATATAGCTTTGCCTCCTTCAAATCAAACACCAGTTCAGCCTCCTACAGGTCAGCCTCCTACAGGTCAGCCTCCTACAGGTCAACCTCCTACAGGCGGCCCTCCTACAGGCGGCCCTCCTACAGGGCAACCGCCACCTTATGTGCCGCCGCCTATTCCTACTTTTCCTGTCTATCCTACCGTCTCATACGATAACGTACCTCCGCCTACGGGAGATGGCGAATTTTTAGAAGGAAATCCTCCCGCAGACACATCATGGGACTGGGATTATTTTAGAGAAAAAACTCCCGGAGATAGGATGTGGGGAGGCTATGATACAGATTATCAAGCCTTTGAACGCTATCAACCAGGCCAAGATACTCCTTGGGGAATGCCTAATATCCAAGGCGGAAATGATGAATTTTATCAGCAACAAACTGCTAATTACATGCGCGAGCAACAAGGGTTTTTAAACAGGCAGCGTAATAGTCAAAGAGCCGCATACGAAGCAGAAAGTAATCCTTATGAAAATTGGATGGCTGGCGAAAATGATTGGAGCTGGGCAAATAACGGGAAAGGATTGCCTACCGTTACAATGGGCGGAGGAGAGCCACCTCCTCAGACGTTTAAACTTAGACAAGGCTTTACAAGAGACACTAGCAATTTAGGAATATTAAACTCGTTAAGCTCGCTTGCTGCTTTTAGCAGTAAAGCCGATCAAGAAAAAATAACAAACTGGAGCCAGACAGATGCCAATGGGAATAATCCTTCTGACGCTTTTAACTGGGCAAGACAAAATAACCCTAATGATTTTATTCAGGGTTTTGGTTCTAGTTTGGGGGCTGACAACAAGCCATTTTTAACTAAAATTATGAACAATCTTTATATTGGAAGCGGCACAGGGCCACAAGCTCCATCAGGATATGCTAATCCTATTGGATGGGGCAACAATTATACTAACGTAGCGGCAAGCGGAGAATAACATGGGTGGAAAAAATAATATGCCAGATTTTGGTGCGCTTGCGGCAGGCCAAGGCGAAGAAAACGAGGCCGTAATTCGCAATCAGATTTATGCTAATCGCCCTACGCAATATACTCCGTGGGGAGCCAGTGCTTGGGAAGCTACTGCTGGAATTGATCCTGCTACTGGGGAGGCAGTTACTAATTGGGCAAATACTATGGCTTTAAGTCCTGAGCTTCAGGACATATATAACAAGCAAGTAGCTATTCAAGGCGGCAGAACGGATATTGCTGGAATGCTTACAGGACGTATGGGAAGTACGTTTGGCACACCAATGGAATTAAGAGGCGTTCAAGATATAGCTTATGCGCCTCAAACAGATTTTACCTTGACTGAGCCTGACATTGGCAATGCTTACGGAACTCGTCAAGCTGCTGAAGATGCCGTATATGGGCAGGCTATGTCTCGCATTGCCCCTCAACAAGAATCTCAAAGAGGTTCTTTAGAAATGAAAATGCGGAATCAGGGATTAAAACCTGGAGATGCAGCATGGCAAAATCAGATACAAAGTCAAGGACAACAATTTAACGATCAAAATAATCAAGCCTTGTGGAGTGCTAATCAAGCTGGAATGGCTGAATCTTCACAAATGTATAATCAAATGATGGGTCAGCAACAGAACAGATACAATCAGGCTATAGGAGCTAATAATCAAAACTTTAATCAGGCAATGACTCAAAGCCAGTATTCTAATCAAATACGTCAGCAGCAACTTACTGAAGCAATGCAGTTACGAGGATTTGAGCTTAATGAAATCAATGCGTTGTTAAGCGGGCAACAAGTTGGAATGCCTCAAATGCCTAGTTTTGCTCAGGCTGGAGTTGCACAACCTGCTGATATTATAGGAAGTGGTGTAGCACAGGCTAATGCTGATGCGGCCGCTGATCCTACTAACGCATTAATTAACGCAGCGGGTACAGTTGCGGCGGCAAAAGTTTCTGACCGCAGGTTAAAATATAATATTAAACGCATTGGAACTAACAAAGGCTATCCTTGGTATAGCTACAATTTAAAATATGATGGTTCCGCGCATGAAGGTGTTATGGCAGATGAAATTCCTGAAAAATACACCATAGA